CAAGAGTACCGCGTGCTTGAACAACCTTGGCAGGCAATCGCCGTCAGCAATACCACAAGTGAACGAGACCGTAACAAGGTCCCGTCCGCTCATGGTCGAAAGTGTCTCGGGCCATCCCGAGTCATCATTAAGGCAAGTAACGCCATTGCGACCAGTGTCCAGAGAGTACTCCGCCGGATCAATGGTCTGCGTCGCTCCATCGGTGTCAACGTATGTTACAGATTCAACTGACACGGTTCCGCCCATGTTCAGCTTGATCTGTCCCGCATCGGCTGGGAATGAGCATTGGGATTGCTCCCATGTTGCCTGAACGAAACACCTCTCGATGTCTCGCTCTAGCTTCTCTGTTGCCGACTCAATCAGCAGAAGAATCAGATTGTCCTGATCGCTTCCCGCTACCCTTAGGTGAGCCTTTGCTTCGTCTAGGCTTACTGCTAGACCTTGCGGGCTTGACGTTCTTCTTGTCGTCCAGTTCGTTGTCATCTAACTTTTCCAGAACCTTAAACTTAACAAGAGTCCGAAGAATACCCTCGCGTAACTCACCACTATCGACCACTGTGCCTTTCTTTCGGCCACAGCGGTCGTGCTTGAACTTATACCTTGCCATTATGTCAAGGTGATCTTGCCGAGGACTTCTGGGTTCACAACGTCAAGAGCGATACGCTCAGTGACTTGAACGCCAACTTGATCGTTCTCTGCGTACAATTCGTTCAACATCTTGAACGTGACGCTTCGGCGATCACCGAAGTAGCAGCCGAGGCTCAAGTCGCCGAACACTGCAAGCAGGTCGCCAGAGGTCGATGCCGATGCACCAGGGAGTGCATTCGTGAACACAACTGGGTAACCCAACAGCGATGGTCGCTGACCACCTTCAAGATCGGCAATCGTGTTGCCGCCTGCTGCGTTCACCAAGTCACGGACAGGACCGTGGTACAAGGTTGGATTGACGTACCAAGCATTGCGGGCACCAACGATTGGGTTGCCAATGCTGACACTACATGCGGTCAGGTCGTCCAATTCCAAGGCAGCAACGGTTGCAACATTGGTATCAGCAACACCAGCATCGCCTTTGATGCCAACCGTGTTGATTCCGCCGGTAACACCATTGAAGAGGTTCTGATCTTCAGCGATTGCGATGCTGTAAGCCAAGGACTGAACAACGGTGTCCATGATCGAGACGATCGAGTCCTCGGTCACTTCCGTTGACATCTTGACCAATGCAGCGATCTTCTTCGCGGTCAACAGAACTTGGCTGAACGTAACGTCAGATTCGCTGATCGCAGCGGCTTCGTCCGGGTAAGACACAGCGGCGTGAGCAGCGACCTTTGGAACGCTCCAAGTCAGTGCCGACATGACAACTCGACGGCAGTACTGGCGAGCAACGCCATAATCTTCCAGCAAGTTGATCAGGGCGTTGCTGAGGGGATCAGGAACGGTGAAACCACCTTTGTTGTCGGTGCCAACGCTCTGTGCTGCGAGAATGTCGCCTGCACGCTTATCGCCGCCCAAGTGTGCGAGAAATTGACCGGCGACATAGGCATCTTCTGCCGATGCGAAGTTCTTGACTCGCATGTTGCTGATTTTGGAGGGGATCACGTTCAAAGGTTCCTGCGTAGGGGCTTCGGGTTGGGTTGGCTCGACCGCTTCACTCTCGGCGGATCGGCGTAGGTCAAGGCGGGCAGCAATCTGCGACTGGTGCTCATTGAATCGATCGACTTCAGCCTTGGCTTTGTCGAACTCTTCGGTCAACAGTGCAACGTACTCGCTTCGGTCGGTGGCGTTCTCGGACGCATTCTCTTCTTCGATTGCCTCGAATTCGTCGAGGATCTCGTCCATGCGTGCCTGCAATTTGCTGATTCTGTTCATGTTTTATATGAGTATTTGCGTGTGATTGACAAAAATTTTGGTTTGTGTTATCGCAAGACGTATCTTACCATAGCTAATTAGCGTTTCCGCATTCTCAGTCGCCGAGACATTCCAGCCTTGAGTGATGCGGACATTGACACTGGGGAAACAGCCATGACCTCTTGGGGCTGGGAGGCTTGCGGCTTCTCTTTGCGGATCTCATTGACCTCGTCAACAAACCCCTGAGCGACCGCTTCCTCTGCCGTCAGCCACGTCTCGGCATCCATCATGGCAAGCAGTTCGTCCTTGCCCGAGCCAGTCCGGTCGGCATACACGTCAGCGATGTCTCCATCGAGCATCTCCATCGTTTCTGCCATCTGCCGGAAGTCCTTGCAGTTGCCCATCGCGGCAGTCCAGCATCGATGCACCATGTACTTGGCATTGCTGTTCATTACCACCTTGTCGGCAGCACAGCAGATGACGGTAGCGATCGATGCGGCTAGTACGTCAACGTGGACAGTCACCTGACCATCGTGTTGAGCGATCGCATTGAAGATGCTCAGACCATCGGTAACCGATCCGCCCTCTGAGTTGAGGTGGATAGTCACATCCTTGCCAGCATGGTCTCCCAACACAGCTCGAAAGTCGTCTGCTGAGATAGCGTTGTCGAAATCGCCGATCATGCCTCGAGCGGTGATCGTCCCGTTGTTGGGGTTACTTTCCAGCTTCATCTTTATCGTCCTTCTTAGGTTCGGTAGTCTCTTCTGTCACCTCTTCAGTGACCTCTTCAGTGTCATCTTCCTCGCCATCCTTTGGTTCGGATGCTGAGGCGATTTCAAGTGCCTGCTCGTGTGGCAACATATCCCCGCCTTCGTGTGGGGGCAGTCCGTGCATCGCTCTCGTTTCGTTGATCGTGATCGCACCCGTCTGGTTCATCTTGACCGAGTAGTCTGCCAAGTTGTTTGGGTCGCCCTTTGCAAGTGGCGTCGAATCAAACTCTGACCGCAGCGGCTTGAATGGGTTAATCAACTTTCGATTGATCTCTGCCTCCCACTTGGAGAACCATCTTTGCAAACAGTTGTTGATGTATGCAGTGTTTCGCTCGCTGATCGACTTGTATGTCTGACCAGTGTTGTCGCCGATAATGCTCTCCAAGCCGAACAGCATTGCAATCTCTTCACGCTGAAACATTCTTTGCTGCAAGAACTGTGCGTCAGACGCGGAGACCGGAACGGTGGTCGCTTTCATTCCTTCGCGAAGAAGTCCAGCACGTCCTGTGTTCGCAACGCCCTCATGCTTCTGGTTGAACTGGTCCAAGAATGCTTGTGCGTCCTTCGCACTGCGGAACATGCCAGCGGGAGTCTCGAGCAGGATGCCCGGTCGCCCACTGTTTGCCATCGTGATTGCAGTTGCGTCCTGTGCTGATTGGGTCAGACCGAACACGTCCCTCGCCATCTCGATCAAGTGCATCCCCCACACACCGTTCCACGATGTGTTCATAATGTGAATCATGTCTGAGTCGCGAACCTTGTAGAACTCGCCGCTCACCAGCTTGTCTGGGAGCATCTCCTGAGTGCCTTCAGCTCTTGTCACGATGTGCCACTTCTCGCCATCGACAAGGATTGTCTGGCAACTGGCTGGGTTGAGTGGGATCAGTGACGTTGGGGCACCCACTGAGTTTCTCGTGATGTACGCCCTGCCGTTCCCCTGAACAAGAGCGTGAGCCTGCACGACCTCTCGGAACGTGAACGAAGTCATAATATCGTTCGGTGCGACGTTCAGCAGTCTCCACGCGGGTGATCGCGTAACGTTAGGCTTTTTCTTCGTGCTGTCGTCATAGACCTTGATCGGCAACTGTGCGATATGCCCGCTGATCTTGTTGACTGCATAGATAACCGCAGAGAGACCAAGGACAGTATCTGCACCGACCTTCACTCCCGTCTTGCTTTTCGCCCCACCAAAGTATTCCGCCAACCATGATGCTGGGTTTGATACTGAACTGGTCAAAGCTCTTACTGACTTTCCGAAGCCTTTCATCTCACATGCCTTATGTTAGAAACAAATCGCCGCCGCCACGGGTAGGGGCGACCATGCACCTCCGGTACGCCATGAGCATTGCGACGAGTGGGTCAATCTTTGAACTGCTCGACGACTTATCGAGCATCCACCTATCACTACGATCCTTGACTGCAACAGCATTCGACAAACACCAGCGAAGAAGCGGAGATCCATCATGCCTGAATCTCCCTTCAGCACACGCCTGTCTAAAGTCTGCAATCGGTTCGTTAAAGTGTGCCTGTGTTTGTGCCATCGTTGCGATGGTCACTCCCTGCTGTGTCACCTGCTCCCCGAACTGCTGTGCCTGATAGGGATCGATCGCGGCGTCGAAGCAGTAGTTTTCCCAGTAGTTGTCAACGAAGTCGGCTTGGAGGTCGCTAATGGGAGAGTCTGTCACCTTGATCAGCCCATCCTCGATCCACTGTGCAAACGGCTGTGCTGACAGGTCTCTAGTTGTTGACCTCGATATGTACGACCAAGTTTTCGCTTCGTACCTGAAGATCGGAGAATCGTCTGAATTAAACCTGCCGGTAGGGAATCGACATACGAGCGAGAACGCCGCAAGATCATCCCTCCCGCCAAGGTCAATCCCAGCACAGCAAGCATCGCCGTCCTCGTTCCAGTTGGACAGTGCCCCCGCACAGCTATCGAAATCCTCTAGGCTGAAGATTCTCTCTGTCGATGAGACAAGTGTGTTAGCGTGATAACGCTTGAACCGGTTCAGTGCAGTGACCGACGACTTGCACGGCTTGGCCTGTGCTCTCAGAAAGTCATACGAAACAGACACGCCGAGATTGGGGTTCGCCTTGATCCAACACTCCTCATCGAGCGGATCGTCGTCCTCGTCAATCTCATAGATGATCGGCAGCAGTGTCTCTTCGTTTATGGTCTGCTGCAGGACCTGCTTGCAGAAGTTTATCTGGTCGAGCCAGATGTGTGATTGATCGTCACCAGCGGTCGTCGTGGTCAGCAACAATGGCTGGACTCTCGAGCCAGACCCAGTGACCATCGTGTTGTAGAATTTTCGGTGCGGATTTCCGAATGCGTGCGTCTCATCTAGGGAAACAAGGACTGGGTTCAGACCATCGTACGGCCTGTCCGACCCGACTGCCTGAATGTTGCCACCATTGTGGCTGAACGACAGGACCTTGTTCGCAACCGCACTCATGTCCTTCAGGGCCGGTGATTGGTGACGCATCCTGAGACACTCAGCGAAGATAACCTTCTCGGCCTGCTCTCGCTTCGTCGCGGCAAGGATTACCTGTGCCCTCGCCTCTGGCTCCTTGCTGACTGGGTTGATATCGACAGCCGCAAACATCAACGCAATACCAGCGGCAAGTGTCGATTTTCCGTTCTTCCTTCCAACTGTGAAGAACGCCTGCCTGAACCTTCGGCCACGACCATCGCATCTCTGCCACCCGAACAGCATCGCGATAAAGAACTCCTGCCACGGCTCCAGCAGGAATGGTTGTCCGGCGTGCTCGCCGATGGAGTGTTTCAGGATGGCTGGGAAGAAATGACACGCAGCAACTCCCTTGCCCTCTTCAAATTTGTAGGGGAAGTCATCTGTGTCCTGCTTGCTCAGGTCGCGAACATGACGCTCAACCTGTAGGCGAATCCACTTGTTGACCACAACGTCACCAGACATTACATCATCGATGTATTGCTGGTACTTATGAGTCATTGGTGATAGCCTTTAGGTATGCTTTTAGGTCTGAGTTCGCTTTGGCGTCGTGCGGGTCGCTGGTCGCAACTGATAGTCTTGCACGCGACGACGGGCTGAGGCCGAGTTCTGCCAACAGTTTGTTATGCTCAGACGACAGCTTGAAGAATGCCACCGACTGTGGCGATGTCTTTCCGTTCTCGTCACTGTGCCCATATTGCTGCACATGCTCGGCCACTTTCGTCCACTCGACATAGGTCAGGACGTACCTGACCAGCAGGTTCTCGTCACTCCTTGACAAGATATTAGATTCTGCTAGGATGTCGCATGTCTGCTGCCAGCAGGCTAATGCTAGGTCGCAATTGCTGACTAGCTTGGGTGGTTCTGGAGAGCCTTCTGCCGCTTTAATTACATTCGTGGGGCGGCGTGCAGGGTCTTTCTTGAACGAACCTGATGCTTCAGCAACTTCAATCGATCGTGGTTTTGGTCCTCTTGGCATCCAGACATCTTACCATACTTTTACAAGGGAGTTAGAAATGCCGGTTATTCCAAGGACAATCCTTGACTGGAATCCACTAGTTGTGCGTTGACTCTCTCTTGCCCGGTCG